TTGATGTTGAAACACAAGTGGCATTTATAATTGATAATATTTCTGTCTCATAATTGTTATTTTGAAAAGTAATAATATCACCAACTTTAAAATCATTTTGAAAATCTCCAGATTGTCTATTACTCAAATTTGCCGAATAAAAATTTGGTGCTATATCAGTAGTGATGAAAAAATTTGTATTTATTTGTATTTTTTTATCAGTTAAAACTTTTACAGAATATAATCCATCATAGTATCTAAAACTTTCTCCTGAAGTTGTAGTATATATGGGAGAGTTTTTTACTATCAAAGTATCATAATCTTTCATTTTATGATTAACTTCTGTTTCAAAAGTAATTGAGGTTCTAGTGTAAGATAAATCGATAACTTTTGGTAAAGGATAATCGTAAGAATATGTGAACATTAAATTAGATGTTGCACTAATTATTTCACCTGTTATTAAATCAGTAAAAACATTAGTGTTTAAATCATATTGATCTTCAGTAAAGCTGTGAGTAACTAAAACTAAATTATTATCTTGATTGACACCCTGATTTAAAACAACTGATTTTGACAATTGACCATCAGATTTTCTCTGATATATAGGTTCATCAATTTGAAATGGTCTAAATGTTCCTTCACTATATTCATAATTTTCTAAACCTAATAATGAATATCCATCTTCCAATACTAATTGATCATAATTTTCTAAAATAAATAAATTTTCTTTTTTATATGTAACTGGATTGTTTAATATTAATCTGCTTAAAGTATTTTGACTATCTGATATTATTTTTCCTTTAAAATTGTGTTCTAATTTTAATTCTCCGTAAGATGCTGTAAATTTTTGCTCATTATCAATTATCACATTAGAATTTGCGACAAAATCTTGGTTTAAGTTAGGATTAGTACTCGTAGAAATAACTATATTGTTTCCACCTTGAATTTTTACTAATGTACCCGAACCATCTTTCACAATATCTTTTCTAATGTAAAAATCTATATCATGATTTGGCTCAAAATATTTTTCGGCTATAATTCTATTCACGTATTGATTTTCAAGATATATAGGAGAACCGTCTTCAAAAGATAAGAAATTGTCAAAACTAAAAATCAAATCATCAGTAGGCACAATATATTCACCAAACATTTTAGTGCCTATTGGATGCATTAATTTTTTAACCACTTGTTCATATTCATTTAATTGTATTTTGCTTTTTAGAACATATGAATAATTTTGATAATAATACCCATCAAATATTTTTTTACCATAACTTAAAAATCCATTTTCATCATCATATTTCCCAGAAGTATTAGCAATAGTTCCAATATTGGCAGTTAATCTCGCATTACCATCTCCCAAAGTGGTCATTGATATGGTAGGGGCAGTAGAATAACCAGCACCTACATTAGTTATTTCTATTTCTCCGATTGACCCCGCATCACTAAGTTTTGCGACACCTTTTATGATAGCATTTTCGCCTTTATTCAAATTCGGACTAAATGCTGCACCGGTATTAACTGTTGCTGTTGCTCCACTCGAATAACCAAATATTTCTTCATTGGAATTAAAATCTACAGCAGAAAATAGGTATCTATCGTTTAAATCATGATTATATGGAATAGTAAATTTTACTTTGATACCCTCGTCATAAAATAAATCTCCTGTTACAGGCGTTGTTGCATAATCGGGAACTTCAAATTTAAATTGATAAACAGAAACAACTTCTATTTCTTTTAGTCCTAAATAAGAACCATCATTTGCACCGGTTATATTAACAGTCAATCCAGTATTTAAGCCATGCTTATATGCTGTTGTAACTGTAGCTTCTGTTCCTGATTTGGTTATAGATTCTATTGGAAAAAATAAAACTTGCCAATCTGCAGTCATTTCTATTGGTTGATCGATATATTCAATTTCTGTATAATCTGTTGCAGAATTAATTAACGGATTGTTTGCTCTCAAACCTCTACGAATTTTGATTTGATTTGCTGCATCTTTTCCACCTAATGAAACTTTTACATCATATATAGTGGGATAATCTTGATTATAATATTCTGAATTATCTACATTTAAATCATTTGCACCTAATCCATAAACACCTAAATATTGAGAATTTTTAACTCTCATCCTAGAAGCATCTTGTAAACTATCATCATTATAAACTAATCCTAGAAATGTTCCAATTTTTGAACCATTTTCAGTCGTAGAGTAAATTCTTTCGCCAGGATCAAAAAATCCAGTTATTGCAGGCGTAAATACAGATGAATCAGGATCTGAATTTAAATTTAAAATTTTAACTCCACTATCTTCTGCTAATTTTAATACAACTTTATCAGTGGCAGTTATTTTCGGTAATGATTGATAGTTTGTACCAATAACTAATGTTTTTATAGAAGTTATAGGGCCTGAATTTACTTTTTTAAATCCTAAGGCATCTACTAATCTATCATAATGATTTGCTTCAGGATCACCTGACATACCATACTTATCCGCTGATAATAATACTCCTGCGAAATCAAAAATTATGTCACTATTAAAATTATAAGTATAAGCATTTTGAATTTCTGATATTCTACCGGCAAAACCAGAACCTCTTGTACCAAAATTATTAACAGTTAATTCAGAATCTAATGAATATCCATCCCCGCCATCTATAATCCCAAAATCAGTTAACACACCAGTTGCAACTTCTTTGATTCTTGCAGTCGCTTCTAATCCTCCACCTCCGGTAATTGTTAAAAGGTCCCCTACATTATAATTTGTTCCTGGATTTGTAATGTTTATATTAGTCAAAACACCTAGTGCTTTACCTTCTCCGAATGTATCGTCAACAACATTAGTTCTTATAATTTCACCGATTACAAATCTTCCTCGTATGTCTATCAAGTATAATTCTGTAATAGTTAAATTACCTAGAGCAAATCTTTCAATTCTATCAACAATTGCAGTAGTTAAACTTTTAATTCCTGTTATTTGTCTACCTTCAAATACAGTAATCGGATCTGTAGTTTGAATTCGCAATATTTTATTCGAAACCCAATCTCCAGATGATAAATTAAATATGTCTTCTTTAGGTGAATAGAAAACTAAATTTTGTTCATCGTAAAGAGTTTTAAATAAGAAATCAAAAGAAATGGATGAACCTTTAGATCGATAAACCTCTATTATATGCTTAATAAGATTTCTTTTATCTGTTTTGACACCCAAGTCAAAATTGATTAAAAATTGATTAAAAAACAAATCCAAAAAAGTTGTTGTTGATGTATTAATATCTAAATTTTTCAATAAAGATCTAGAGGCAAACATTGGATTTTTAAAAAAAGTTTTTACGTTTGCTCTAACTCTAGATGTTTGACCTTCCACTAATTCATTTTCAATGAAGTCTGTTTTTGTTAAATTTTTAAGATATAACTTTTTATTAGCAATATAAGTATTTCTGTCTACATTTGCAGTTGCTCCTGATTCTAAGCCGATTATTTGTTCATCTTTTATAAAAGCACTTTGATCTGTTCTTTCACTTTCTAATATGAATTTGTCCCCATTTTCTGTAATAAAATCATTCCCGTCTTCAATAAAAAACTTATATTCAAATTGAGTTATGTCGTATAAAGTTAATTCATGTAATTCCATCCACTTGTAGTAAGTTTTCATGAAATCTACAAATTGATCGGCCTCATCAACTAAAAAAGCAGGTAATTGATTTTGAACTAAATCAGAAATTCTTTTTTGTATTAAAACATTTTCGGTGTCATTTAGAAAATTAGTCATTTTTTATTGAGCATTCGTTGTTATTGTTGTTGATAAATCGATCATCTCAATTTTGACATTATTACTTCTAATTAAAAATATTTGTTCATTAATTGCTGATAAATTATTACTTTCAGTTTGTGCTATTATATCTAAATTATCCCCCACTATGGCATAAGGATTAAAATCATAAATTTGCACTCTTCCGGTTTCCATATTGACACTTCCTATGTCAGTTCTTCTTGTAATTTTTTCACCATCAGAATAATTGTAAACTGTTAGTACATTTTTTTTATTTTCTATTTTACAATTTTCTCTATTTACTCCTAAATCATCTTCAATAGAAAAACTGGAGGATGAGATTGTTCCAATATAATCAGAATATGGATAATGCAATAAATTGTTAAAATTTATCGAATAATCCTTTTTTATATCTAAATCAGGCAAAAAAGATTTTTTCAATTTAATTTTAGTATCATTACCGATTATTGATTTATCAGTATTATCAATATATCTTTGTAGTGATGATATTGTGAAAGAAGTTTCAAAAGTTTCTAATTGTGTTGAAGAGTAATTTAATATGGAAGATAAAATTAAACTTTTTAAAGTTTGAATGGATCTAGATGTTAACGAAGAATTGAATTTAACCATTGATTCAACAACAATATCCATGTAATCGATATCTACAAACTCAGGAGTTATAGATGCTATGTTATATTTTTTTAATATATCATTTTTAATTCTATTTTTAACTGAAGTTGATAACGTTATACCTGATTTAGGTCTAATACCAATAAAAACCTTGCCAAATACAGGAGGTACTGCAGATTCACCACCATAAACTACTACTGATTGTGCGCTAGGATAATCTCTTGTAATAATTGATTTATAATCCTCAAGGGTAACCGCTCTGTTTTGTGCAGAATAATTTCTAGGAGCATTAAATCGTATAGATTCTAAACTTTCCTCGTCCGATCCGCCAGATGATTTATCATTAACACTAATCGAATAAGAATCATATCCAGCAATATTTCCTAATGCAAAAAAAGTATTTGCCCCATTTCCCAGAGATCCAGAGCAAACATTATAATTTACTATTACAATGTTACCGCTTTTTGGCTTTCTTCCCAAAACATTATCACCAAAAATTATTTCTTGATAAAAATCAGTAGTTTCTTCTGTAAAAAATACATTAGAAGTTGATCCTATATTAAATAAATTTGATGCAAGTACATATTTAGATCTTCTAGTATCAACTGATGATTCTTGAACAAATACCTCAACCGTGGATTCATCAATGCCTAAATTTGGCAAAATAAATCTTTGTGAATCTTCGGTATTATCAACCGTAAATTGATAAGTTAGAGGTTCTCCTTCCTTAATATTAATATCTGATACTGTTACAATAGAATCAAGATTAGTGTTCTCGTAACTATATGAATTATCAGTTACAAATGTAAAATTTACACCATTTATGGTAGAAAATACTTTAGTATTTTTAGGAATTGTAATTAAACTGGGATTATCATCGGTGGAAAAAGTTATGTTGATTTTTGCTTGTGCTCCAGTTCTTGTTTTGGGTTTATATCCCATTAATTTTGTCATAGATATTAATGATGATCTTAAAACAGCAGAATCAACAAACATTTCATTTGCAACCATATTTAGGTAAAAAGAATTATAATGTGTGTTGTATGCTAACAAATCCAAAATAGAATTTATTGTAGATCCTTCATAATCAAAATCTCTAAAATAATCTTGCGCTTTTAGGTATTCTATAAAATTATTTTTTATTTCACTAAAATCTAATTCCGATACTCTTAATTTTAATGGTTCATCCATTTTTTTAGCCTCTTGTTGCCTGTAAGAATGTGTCTATAGTTACCGTTTCTCCAGTATTTCTAATTGAAAATACAATTTTTATATCATAACCATATTCTGTCATATCCGCATTTGCTGTGACCGACAACAAATTGACCCTCGGCTCAAAGTTATTGATGACTGTTCTAATCGATTCTTCTAAAATTCTTTCACTTACAAAATCAACAGGTTCAAATAGCATATTTCTAATGTTACTACCAACATCCGGTCTAAAAAGCTTATCATAAAAATTAGTAAGAATTAAAGATTTTATCGATTGTTTTATTGAATTTGGACCTTTTTTAATAGAAAGATCTGCGGAAGTTGGACTCAATCCTAATTTTAAATCTAAATCTAATGATTGACTTCTTCTTACTCTCTCTTTGATAATTTGTTTCGCAACATCGTCAAAATCATTTATATTATCATTACTAATATAATCCACTTGTACTGTATTTGTTGCCATTTTTTTTATTTATTAATATTTTAAGGTTATTTTATGGATTAGATTGCAAAAGTGTTGTAGCTGCAGCAAATGTGATAAGTGGTCCTCCCCCTACCGAACACGTTGAAACACCCTGAACCGTATCTGGATATGTTAATTTAACTTCTAATGCTAGACAATATTTTGATATCGCAGCCGCTAATTCAGTCGATAAAGTTTGACTTGCACTAGGATCTGTACTTAGAAATGCTTTATCAAGTGCGGCTTTTATTTCTTGCTGCAATAGAGATACATTATTCATGATTATTCTTTCTTATTCTATTGTAAATTTTGCATATGTATAATTTTTATCTAATTGTACACCAAAAGGATTTTCTACAGTATTATTTATTCTCAAATAATACTCGGTCAAATTAGAAAATACTGTTGTTGGTGTAAAAATTATTCTATTTCTATGGTCATCGTAAATTTTCACACTTCCAGTTACGAAATTAGATGAAAAAGTAGAATCTGTTGATAATTCTATGGAATTACTTTGTCCTATGGTTAAACTTGATGCAGACACCTCTTCGTTGAAAATAATTTGAATGGTTGTACTATTCAATATATTTGTTAAACTGTTATCTTGTTGTGAATCATATTCCAATAATTCTAACATTGAACCCGATTGATGTATTAAAACTTTTAAAATCTTAAAATCATTTGTCGTGGCAATTTTAAAATTGTAAGGATATTTTAAAACTGTGCCTGATATTCCTGAAGTTCCTGAAATCGTAACTGGTATAGTGCTTCCCTTAGTTTTTGCACTTTCACGCACTCCAAAATGTATTACACTATTTTGAGACAATTGATATCCTCTTTGATATAATTCTGGAGTAAATTTAAATGTAGTATCATTATTAGATTTTTCATAACTGAATTTTAATGGAATACAATTTGAAAAATTTGAATCATAAGATACTATTATATTGTCATCATTTTTGGTTATGGTACTATCGGTACTAAAGATAAATGATTGCAAATTCATTGTTTGATCAAAATCAAATATAAATTTACTTGTAGGAGAAATATCAATGACATTTTCTGTCTGATTTGATATTTCATTTTCATTAACATCTAATGCGAGAAATCTAACAACATTATTTGACGTTGTTGTTTTAATGCCTGCAATAACAGGTTCCGATGGAGTATCAGTTCTAGCAATTCCTTTATTTTTATATCCATAAATTCTATCGTTAGATTTATTGAAAGGATATAAGTAATTTTTTTCTCTATAGATTAATCTGCTTTCATTTTCTATAAATTTAATTACAGTTCCTTCTGGAGCTGTTGAGATAGCAACATACTCTATGGAAAATCTATAGGTCTCATCATCTTCTTCGAAACCACAAATTTCTCCGGGTTTAAAATCAACAATATATTTTTCGGTTTCTAATGGGGTATAATCAATATATAATAAATTATTTTGATCGTCTAATTGATAATCGTAAACTTGTCCTCTCGCTCCACTGTTAAATCCATAAAAAACTTTTCCTGATTCTAATCCTGAAATAATAAATGTTTGATTTGGTAAATTTAAAGATGTTCTAACTTGCAGCCGTCTAGTTCCTCTAATCGTTTCTCCGGCAGTAAAATACTTACTAGTATCACTTGGTATTGCCGCTAAAACTAGTGATCGAATATTAGAAATATTTTCAAATTCCAGATAATTTTTATTTAAAGCATTATCTCCTACACTTTTAGTTATTTTTAATTTATAAGTAGAATTTGATGATAAATTTGCAACTGGACTAAATGTATATGTGTCACTTTCATTTATCGTAGTTGATACAATAGGAGCATTCATTTGTACCACAGTATTAAAATCGTCACAAGATAATTGTATAGATCCAAAAGGTTCTGTCGATTCGGTATTCACAAACACCGTTGTAGGATCTATTGTTTCATCAAACAAAACTACAAAAGATTCTTGATTTAAATCAACTTCAACATTTTCATAATCTAATGGATCAGAAATTTGTGAATAGGTTGTACTATCTAATATTATATTATTCAATTGACTATTTTCATCATTATTTGTAAAATATATTTTTCTAACATTTGGTTGAGTTGTGTCTAAATCATAAATTGGAACTTCTATGGGTTCATCCGATGAATTTTCATTATCCGTAGGCCTAAAACCAGTTGTAATAGGTTTTGTTGTAACATAATCATCAGAGACATAAGTTCCACCCAAATCTTTTATTTGGTTTTTTATTTTTAAATAATATGAGGTAAATCTATCTAATACAGTAGGAAATAATGTAAATTCTGCATTACCCGTATTTGAAGTAATACTATCAAAATCTATTAATGTTGTTTCATCAAAAATATTTGATTTTGATAATTGTATAGTGCTATTAGTTTTATTTAAATTTTGTGATAATAAAATATTGCTGCCATTGGCATATAGTAAGTGTGTTGAATTTGAAACTGAAACACTTGATGTGTTTAAAGATTGAGAAAAGTTGACTTGAAATATGGCATTTTTTTCAAAATAGTTATCAACATTTTCTAAATTTTCACTACTATCTTCCAATAAACTATTGAAAAATAATAGTTTGAATTTTTGTGAACTTAAAACCGGTGAATTTTCTGTAATTGTTTTTGTTATAATGCACTTAAAATTAAATTCATCCACAACACTAGAAACTGTAAAAAATCCAGTAAAAATTGTGTCTAATTTACCTTCGACATAAATTTTATCACCTGCTAATAGCGTATGTTTGATATTTGTTGTTATCGTGAGCAAATTATCAGTCCTATTGACTTCAACTATTTTGATTTTATTCGTTGATGATTTACCTTCTTCGGGATAAAATCCTGTTACTTTAGGCGCTGATGTGTTAAAAGGATGAGTATTTTGTGTCGGATAGGTATTCGCCTTTATATGTCCAACAATTTTTTCATTATCATCTGAAATAAATTCTATGATGGAATTATTAGAAAAATTATCTGATATTATTTTATTTTCACTATCAACCGCAACATAATTCAAAATTCTATCATTATCATCATCAACATTAACTAAAAAACCTTTCATATAATCGGAGACAGGAGATAAAGATTGACCACCTGAAGGATTTGCATATTGAATCGCATTAAAATTTTTATATAAAAGTTCACTCGCACTAAATCGATTATAAGCCTGATTAACAATAATTTTCTTTTTGGAGACTTTTATTTTTTCAGGTTCTTCTAAATTTTTAAAATTAATTATTTGTTGATTTTTTGCTAAAATTGGAACATAATTTAATCTACCATCTCTTAACGTAGATATATTTTTATTAATTGTAAATTTTTTATCTGTTTTTTTTGTAATAAAATATTTGCCTTCATCTAAATCTCCACTCACTATATCATAAATCAAAATCATATCACCATCTTGCAAATTATGATTATTAACCGTTGTGATTTCGGTTAATGTGCCATCTGCGATATAAGATAAGTTCATTCTATAACAAGAATAATCTAAATTTATGTAAATTTTATCGTTATTAATTTTTGAAATTGTTCCAAAAATAGATTTGTTGAGATTAAAATTTTCAGATTTATCTGTGCTACGATGAATATAAAAATTGTCTCCTACTTCAAAATTTTCTCTATAAGATTCTAAATTTATGTCTAAATATTCTTCTTCTGTTAGAGTTACTTGCACCCTGGTAATTACACCATTAATCTCTTTGTCCTGTAAAACAACTTTGTTCTTGTTATATGTCTCTCTTAACCCTAAAAGATCCAATGTAAAATTTTCACTATCGGCTGTAGAGACATAAAATCCGTTGTATAATCCATCAGTGGTAAGATAAAAACTTCTTGAATTATCTGTCATAAAACCATTACCGACTTCAAATGATATTTGTTTATCAAATGAATCCAATATACTCTCGGCCGATAAATTAAGATAGTATACAGTATTAGATGATAGGTTTGTTTTTGGAATTAAAGTTACTTGTTGTGAACTAGACGTTGAAGAAGTACTCATCATAACAACATCATCAGAATAAAAATCCGATGCTGTTGATTCACTAATGATTGATGGTTTTGCAGAATTCTTCAATGAAAGCAACGAATTATTTTCGCCAGACGCTGCTGAAAAAACAATATGTGTTAATTGTATAGATCCTTTTATTTTATTATCATCCGTAGAAAATGTAACACTATTAGCAACTATATTTCTCGTAAATGAAACATCAAAATTAGAATCAATCGGAACAAAAATAACTTTATCTTTTAAGTCAATGTCTGAAAATTTTGTAGTATCTGCACTGTAATCAAACGCAACGATTGATTCTGTGCCATCATCATTTTTTTTTGTTATTTTTTCTGTTCTATTATATGGCATTAATTTATTTCCACATCTAATACAGTAGTTTGTAAAACTTTAAAACCTGAATTTAATTTTTTACCGCTACTAGGTTTTATCTTCATTCTTTCAGCACTATATAAATCTGCATTTACTGAAGAAAATGAATAGCTAGGTTCACCGGGACCCGTTGGAGGTATTTGTTCTAAAGGTTCAAAATCAATATTGAAAAATTGCCTACCTCCACTACCTTCTGTGTAACTGACCGATGGAGGATTTTTTAAAAGAACAAAGTCATCGCCTTTTTTTAAGGTAAATTCTGCTTTACCTGTTCTATTATCTTCTTCGGATAAATGTAAAGACGTAGTATTTACTCTTGGTGTCAAATCGACATTTCTACCTTGTATTGCCGTCAATGCACTTTGTTCTTCATCAGTGAGTTCATGCGCATCATTAGTAAAAATAACTCTCATCTTAAAATTTGAAGAAACTGTAGCATTTTCCGCTCCTTGAGGATCTTGTTCTCCATCTATTAATTGAATATCATAAACATAAGGTGTTATTTTTTCGGCAAGAGTTTCAGAACCTGTAAGGTTACCAACTAAACTATTCAAAAAGGTTTGTGTCATAGAGAAATTATCTAAAAATCTACTCAACCCCTTAGAATCGTCTCCTTGAGCATAAAAAACAACCGCTAAACTGTATTTCAAACCATTTAAATCACTAGCACTTAAAATTTTTGGAGAACTGCTCGGCGCATCAGGAGGAACTAAAACAGGTTTTAAAGTATTTGTAGTAACTGTATCAGGTATACCAGTTATAGGATTTATTATTGTTGATGTTTTTTTTACTGTTTGAAGTTCCATACTAGGAAAAGGATTTGCTCTAGTTTGGACAAATTTTGCGTCTTTTAATTTTTTCTTAAAATTACTTGGTCCACCACTTCCACTTAGGGATAATGTGTATATACCTGCAGCATTTAATCCTTGTGTTAAAAATTGTAATGCTGTCAATATTTTTTGATTAATTTCATCCAACCAATCAGCAAAATCTGTTAGAAACCTTATCGCTTCTTCAAGCAAATCATCTGAGGTTTTTAACCAAGATTTTGCTGTTTTAATTATACCCACAATATAATCTATCATATCTCCGTAAATTGGTAGAAATTCATTGATTGTAAAAAATTTCCAATTTGGAGGAGTTGTACTATTAACACCCAATAGTTGAATTGCAGGATTTGCTCTACCATCACTTAAAGTTTCAGCAAAATCGAAAAAATTTACCTTACCCGGTGGAGATACTGCAGTCCCTAAAAATGAAGAGGAATCATCTATCGAACCATCACTTAAAAGTCTACCTATTTTTAAAATAATGCGATTCATTCCTATTATTTTTTCATTTGTATTCTTTTTTTCATCATCTTCCTCAGAAAACCTAAAAAGTTGTCGATCAATTTTGGCACCTTTTAATTCTGAAATTTGACCGGTCTCAGTATTTTCTATAAAAATCTGACTAATATTATGATTTAATCCAATACTAGGCAAAAACTTCAATGCTGCACTGGTGGATATTCCTCCATCATCAGAATATGCTCCATCTAAACTCTTGAGAAATGGATGAGATATCATTTTACCGACAGATAAAGTTGATACAAATTTTACCATTGTGCTTACAACTTCATTACTATATTCAGAAGGATCTAATTGATAAATGTTTTGTCCTGCTTTTGCCAGAATTTTTAATTTTTTTATCTCTTTGACATTAGGAAAAACATCTTTTAATTCAGTACTACCTTCCTCCATTGTTGCAATTATAGTCGAATATGGTCCAACTTCAAAATCAGTATATGAATTTGTTGCCGGTAAAAACATTGGTGATTTTAAAGGATCTAAACCATTTGTATTTAATCGAATAGTTCCGGGGTTTGAATTTTTTTTCGTAGAATGGGATTTTAAAAGTTCTCCACTTGCATCTCTGACACGAACAACATTTTGTATCACTTTTCCATTTTTAATTTTAATAGGTAAATGTTCGTCCACAATTGCAGAAAAACTGCTGCTAAATATGGATTCCTGTGTTTGTACTATTAAATCTCCAGGTTTAAACATTGGTATCACATTATTGCCGGGTTTATAAACACCATCTGGAATACCATCTCTTAAAATAGTATCATTGAAAAAATATTTGTCTGTTTTTGTTTTAGTATTTCTCGGTATGACAGGATTGCCAAGATTTATTCTGACAATGTTTGCTTCTTTTTCCGCAATTAATTTACCTTCTGGTGTTACCGTATCAAACACACCACCAAAAAAATTACCGAATTGCGTGATAACTTGATTTATTCCGCTAAAAGAAGGCAATGCTGCTAATAGCACAAAAGCAACATAATCACCTTTGCCCTTAGGTCTCTGCGAGTCATTAATATCATCAAAAGATGAATTAATTATGTCAATTACCTGTTCAGGAGTCAATTCACGTTTATTTAAAAATGTTCTAATAACTTTTAAGGCATCTCCTATTGTCGAATCTTCCCAATAAGAACTATCAGGATCTAAAAAATTCTTAACACTATTATATGTCTCTAATACATTTTCTTTATTTTTAATTGTTGATTGACTTATATCAGTTTCAGAGTCTACCAAATTAGATTTTATTGAATTGAGAGAATTTGCAAGTATTGATGGTGATGCATCTAATGATGTTGATAATGAATTGTTATCACTGAAATAATATGATTCAAATTTTTTCAATCCGCTCAATAATTGATCAAAATTTATAGGAGTAGGATTCGTTCCACACTCCCATGGCCATACTGTTAAAACTCCAGCACCTATGTTTTTCAAATCTTCCAAATAACTTTGAAAACTGTTCAACAAAGGTATCAATAATATTTCAATAGGACTTTTTAGTGCCTTTAAAAAAACAGCAGCAACATTTAAAAAAGATATAATATCATTTATGGTATCAGATAAATTATCAGAAAATTCATAAACATTTTGAACAAATGTCGTTACAGGACCTTCTGCAGCAAATAAATTATTTACCTGTTGAAAATTTCCACCCGTACTATCTGGTTGGAGTGCCATTTTTCTTTGCCTCTTCTAACAATTTTTTTTGTTCATGAATAACAGATATTATTTGTTTATTCATTTCTAAAGTTTTTTCAAATAATTCTATTAAAGCATTATTATAAATCGTTTCATTTTTAAAATAATTAGTTTCTTCTTTTTTATCTTCCATTTTTAATCTAAAACATTAATGTTTGTAATTCAGATTGTATGGCGGTAAAATCTGCCATATTAATCGCAGGTCCACTAGGACCTGTACCCGTAGGATGTGTCATTGCCATTAGAGCCGTTAACAATTTATCTAATATTGTTTTTAATGAAGTTGCATTATTTTTTATACTTATCAATCCAATTTCAGACAATTCTATAGTTGCTCCTAAATTCTTTAATCTTGCCGACAAACCAGCATTTAAATCTATTTTACCTGTCGCAAAAACTTCAAAATTTGAAGGAAAACCTGTTAAATTAAAAACAGCACTTCCAAAAAAAGTTTTATATTCAAAACCAGATGCTCCCGATAAATTTAAATATGATGTAGGAAAAAATTCTGGACCATGCTGAAATTTAATATCTGCTAATGGATTTATACATTTTGTCAAAAAACTTCCAAAAATAGCCGTTTCGGTTTTTGCATCTAATGGTGCTGAATAAACTTCGTTGGCCTCTCCATAAACACTTTTTTCATATGCTCCTTCTGTAGTTACTTTATGCATTCCGCTTATAGTTGTTTTTAAAGAACCTGAATTAATTTCTGTCGAACCATTACTTTTAAACTTTATTCTTTCGTTTACATCAAAATTGATAAACGCACCGTCTTTTACCGATAAATTATAATTTTCAAATGATTGTGTTAATCTATCTCCTTCATCCGGTTTATAATTTCCAGGAGGTTTAAACACTATTCTTTTTGCGTTAAATTTTAATTCTTCACCCGCTTGTATTTCAACATTACCTAATTCAGAATTGATTTTAAAATTGCCTTTTCCTTTTATTTTTAAAATATTATTAGTTTCGCCTCCACGTGCATTGATTAAAATATTTTGATTACCTTCCACAGTTTTTATTTCATTGCCTAAAATGTGTGATTTATGATTACTATCGCCAATAAAATAATATTCTCCAACAACATTATCTATTCTATTACCATTTGGTTGAAATTCTAAAAAGCTAGAACTTCTGTGCATCAATCTAACTCTTTCGCTATTAGGAGTATCGTCCAATTCAAAAATATGTCCACTCTCAGTATAAGTTATATGATCATATGGATATTCGGATGATTTTGTTATTTTTGGAACTGAAAATGAAACATCTTCTAAACCTGTTAGAATATTTGAATGCAATTTATTATTATATGAATCAATATGTGTATCAACACCATACAATGGTTTATATAAATGTGAAAAAGGATTTAAAGTGTTTTCCATTTCCTTTTCCAAAGATTCAGAATTTTCTTCTTTCAGCAATCGATCAGTTTTTGTATGAATTCTCATTTTACCATGTGACATAAAATTTGTCGATGGTAAACTATAAATTAAATTTCCACTTTCATCAAATTCCATAAAATTTTCATTTGGATTTGATGGATACATTTGCATAGTCGATTTAACTACTTCTCCTTTATCTGATACGTATGCTACAATTTTATCAGAATTTTCATCTTTTTTGTACGATAAAACACATTCATTTTTTGTGAAAGAATTTAAACCTTTAAATGAATAAGATTCCATATCTGAATCAAATTCAACAATTGTTGCAGGTAAAGCATCTGATGTTCGTTCAATAAAAAATGGAGGATAAGGTGCTAATGATCTTTCTTTAAATGATCTTGGATCAAAAAATCCTTTATTTCTGTTGGCAACTTTATTAGGTATACCGACACAAGAACCCAACACTACTGGTTCTTGACCTTCTCTACCATCTCTGAAAAAACCAAAAACATGAGACCCTTCCATAATGCCTAAAGGAGTTGTTCCAATACCGGAAATACCTGCCGATGTGATAGGACTAATAACTTGAGCCCAAGGCAATTCATCGGTTGGTATATCATCTTTATTATCAGTATGAAAACCTATGCATCTAACTTTTACTCTTCCCAAATATAAGGGATCTTTTCTATCCTCAACCACACCATACCACCAAACAAAATCACCAACTCCCATAAAATCTTGGGAATCGATATGATGCAATCCTTCTGAGAGTCTATCCATTACACACCTCCTCCAAGCATACCATTATCACCAACTATTAATTCTCCACTCGGACTTTTTCCTGAACCATAAGGATTCTGAGTATCTGGCACATCATCTGTATTATTTTTCAAAATAGAATTTACGTATGCCTCAGGAGATGCTAGTGCGGTAAACAGAGAATCCTTAACTAATTCCATCTCAGTGACATAAGTTGAATCAGAACTTATTTTGTGTCTTATTTTTGTAATCAAATAATTTCCTTGATAAAAAGTATGCTCATCATTAACCTGACCTGTTGTATAAATCATAGATGGAAGTTTTAATCTAACAATTTCACCTATTTTACGATTTTGATCACCGGAAACTTTGATTTGAACAACAATATTCTTCATCATTCTTTTTTGCGCATTCGATGTCAATATAGATCGTTCTACTTGATTATCAAAAGAAGCGAATTTTCTTGTGTTTCCGGTTAATACTCCTCTTAATGTATTAATATTATTTCTTTGTGAATGGCCAAAATTTGTTGTTTTATATTTTATATTTGAATCAGTGCTGCCTAAACCATAATGATAGGGTCCGCACAATGGATAATTTAATTTGTTCGGATTCTCTGATATATGCCTAAAATTATAAAAATCTACAAGATAGTTGTATTCGTATTCTTTTTGTCCGTGATCATTGATTACAAGTTTTTTTATATCATTAGACAACCCCCTAAATGAATTTAAAACTGTCATTCTAGAATCTTCAGTAACTGTATCACCTATTGTTTGAGTAATTGGATCATAAGTTAATAATTTTGAACCATACATTCCACCCACAATATTTGAGACAATATCAAAAGTTGAAATAAATCTATATGATTGTACTGATATATCTCCTCCTGATAGTGTATATCCTAAATTATTTTGAGGAACTATAACATAAGATGCCATAGGTACACGCATTGAACTAGATATAGATTCTTTTTCAACATTAATATTATTTTTATTTGTCTTAGCCTCTAATGATGAAACCTGTGAATCTTGCCCCTTTTCTTCAAAAATCTCTTCAACACTTTTATTATATTCAGCATTAGATTTTAACTTCAGAGGATTCAATAAATCTCCTATCGATTTAAACCAAAAACCAAGTTGATTTTCATAGAAAACAAAACTTCCAAAATTACTTGATTTAAAACCCAAATCTTCAGAAAAAACTGCTGCGCCAGTTGATTTTTTGGCAACCATATTTATGGCCTGAAAAGGTCTAATTCTCGGAAACACAAAATGATGAAGATAAAATGAATTATCCGTATCACCTAATTTATCGTAAAATAAAGGTTTTTGATATTCGGAATTCATTAAATTTTTCACAATATATTCTTCATATATTTTGGATACAATTTCAGAAGATGTTAATCCTTTATATGATTTTGAAACTCTTTGCTTTAAATTAATGACAAATTCTTCGGATATAAATTTTAATGTATACATTTGAGTTCTGTCACGAATCATTTTTTCTGTCATGGTGTAAACTAAAAAAGAAGCCTCAAACCTATTTTCGGGTATTCTTTTGTTATAAAAAATAATCTTTATCTTTTCTTGACCGATAATAGGCAATCTCTCTTCAAAACCAGCTGAATCAACAATTGTAATGTCTCCATTAACAATATTGTCTTCAAATAAAGATTCAAAAATATTCAAATTTGTAAAAAATGATTTGCCAATTTCAAATTCAACACCTTTATAATTAAAAATTGATATTTTAAATTCACATTCTCCTTGAAGAATTTGTTCTGTATTCGGAGAATTATCTGTATAACTTGTAATTTGATTTGCCATTTTTAAAACAATGTCCTAACTTCTCTTTGTATTTGAGGTGCAAAATTTCTTTCTATCAGAATTATATTTCTTTTTTTCTCATTTTGTATAAATTCAAAATCATAATTCGTAACAATTTTTCTTGTGGTCGATCCATAATTCAAATAAGTTTTTTCATCTACTATTGCAGTTTTTTCCAAAATTTTTGTAAATCCTCCTTCTTCAGTATAAAATTCTGTCTCTGGCCTTAATACAATTTCATGATGATGAATTGTAGTTCTTGCCTCTTGAATCGAACCATATTTTGTTATTATATAATTATTAAAACTATTTCCAGATAAAGGCCAATCATGTAAAGGATCTATAATGTTATTAGAAATTAAAATTAACCAAGTTAAGTTAACCGTTCCATAATAATCATATGATATTGTATCTGGTCTTTCATAATCTTTTACAACATATGGATAGTAGGCACTAAAATATGAATTTACTATTTCTTTAATTTTGATTCTGGTCATTAAATTGATAGATTTAACCGTAGTAACCGGTTTTTCTTTATCGATATTATAATTAATTTTGGGATAATTCGTAAAAAATTGAGACATTAATAACCCCTCTCAGTCATTTGTCTATTTAGAGCAAAATTCTCTTTAAATGATAGATTTAAAGTAATGTTTGTCGGATACCCATCTTTTTCAAAATATGTATTACCATATTTTACTGTCAAGGATTCTAGAACTGATTGTCCTATTTTAAATAAAAAAGGATTCCCATCTTCATAACCATCTAAATCATAAAAGTCAATTGTGTAAACGTTTGGAAATTTAAAAAATTGAGACGGCATTCTATTAGAATCGGTATATGTTACAGTATTTTTTTTATTTTTAATTTGTGTTGTACTCGCCAAATCATTTTTATTCACATCTATTGTTGAAGGTTCATCAATTTGAGATGTAGAAACTTCACTTGGTTGATGAACAGTTAATGATGGTAGCATACCTTTTTTTAACATTGCGATTATTTTCAACACATTTTTAGATTCTCTATAATTTTTAGGTTTGAAATCGAAATCAAAAGTATGCTGTCTCAAAGATCTTACACCAGTAAAAACAAGAGAAGTATAAGGATTTTCTTGTCTTCTCATAGATTGTGCAGCTATATTATTACTACCTGCATCTGTGACTAATCCTAAAAAAGCTCCTCCCGCTTGTATGGCATTAAATTTTATTCTATCAACCGAATCTCTAGCATATGAATTCAAAGCATCGGTTGCCATAGGTTTCATGGTATCTAAAATATCTCCATACATGTCTAATGATTCTGAAAAAAAACCTTTTGTATCATTTTTATATTTTTCATATGCCTCTCTAACTTTTTGTTCACCAATACCATAATATTTTTCAATCGTAGCGCCAAAAAATCCCAACTCAACATCATCATAATTTGTATTATATACAGTCTGAAAAACACCTTGTGGAAGATATAAAACAAAAGAATTGATTTGTCTGTAATTATTAGTATATGCTCCTGTCGAAAATGTATCAATTAAATTAAAAGAGTTGTCGGTCATAAATTTTTGCAAACCGTTAAAAGGATCATCAGTTTTTTCTTGCTCTAAAAACCTAAACTCTTTAATAATCATAAAATGATGTAAACCATCTGTTTTACTACCAATATTTTCAGGATATCTAAGAACATCTCCTGCAGTTAGTCTTG